ACCGAATGTAAACGAGGGTGACCTAGCGGCAATGCGCCAACAGGATGTCCTCACACAAGGTGCAGTAACACCTGACCGAGCAGAAGATATTGAGATGAGACTCGACCAAGCACAAAGCGCGGAAGACATCTATCGCATTCTCGGACGCTAACAACTAATCATAGTTTCTAACTACAAAGGAAAATACCTTAAATGGCAAACGCATATACAACCACAGGTTCGTCGTCACTCGGCGGAACAATGGGTTCTGCTGGTTTAGTCCAGAAGGCATATGACCGACTTCTCGAGTTCGCTCTCCGTTCAGAGCCACTCATTCGCTCAGTCGCCGACAAGACACCAACAAACCAGTCTATCCCAGGTTCAACAGTAGTTCTACAGCGCTACGTTGACCTTTCAGCACAGACAACAGCACTTACAGAAGATGAAGACCGCGATGCAGTAGCACTTGCGACACCTACAACTACAACAATTACTCTTGCTGAGTACGGAAACTCTGTTCTCGTAACTCGCGCACTTGAGTTGTTCTCACTTGCAGATGTTGACCCAGCAATTGCTAACATCATCGCATTCAACCTTGCAGATTCTATCGACCAGGTTGCAATGACAACACTCCGTGGCGGAAGCAACGTAATCTACTCAGGTTCAACTGCTACTTCTACAGCGACAATCACAGCAGCAGCAACAATCTCTTCAGCAAACATCCGCAAGGCTGTTGCTAAGTTGCGTGCTAACAAGTCTGTTGCTCGCAAGGGTTCACTCTACTGGGCTGGTATCCACCCAGAAGTTTCACACGACCTCCGCGCTGAGACAGGTTCAGCAGGATGGCTCCTTCCTAACCAGTACGGTTCATCACAGGACCGCATCTGGGCAGGCGAGATTGGTACATACGAAGGTGCATTCTTCGTAGAGTCACCACGTCTCTACAACGCAACAGATGGCGCTTCATCTGCAAAGGTCTACCGCACAATCCTTGCTGGACAGCAGGCGATGGCACAGGCAGTTGCAGAAGAACCACACGTTGTTATCGGACCAGTCGTCGACAAGTTGATGCGTCACCGCCCAATGGGTTGGTACGGCGTACTCGGCTTCGCACGCTACCGCGAAGAGGCTCTCTACCGTATTGAGTCAGGCTCATCAATCGCTTAATTGATTGATTGGTGGGGCTAGGGAAACCTAGCCTCATCAGTAAGTTCATTAAGGAGAACAATGGCAAACTATACATTCAGACCACCAACTGTGTCCGAGGGTCCTATTGGTGGACACCGCTTGTTCTACTTCCGTAAGATGAATGTAGGCATATCGGTCTATAAATCTAACGGCACATACAAGACTATCCGCTATGTACAGGATTCATTCCGCAATGAAGTAGATGAGTTCTACGATGGCGGGTGTCAGCACACAGTTGATGACGCAACTAGGACTGCATTGATTGCAGCCAATATAGGAATTACTTCAACAAACTTCACAGCACAGTAGGGGACATTATGAAATGCAGCCATCTTAGCCGAGTCAAAGAGTGGGGCTTTACAGAAAACCACGACTTCAAAGTAACACTATATGACTGCGTACTATGCGGAGAAGAATCACCCGTTCCATTTAGGGATGAAGAGAAGATAGATATCGACCACACTCAGTGTGACGAAGACTGCTTTGGCTGCAAGGCCAAAGGACTACAACTGAATACTGGAGATGCCAAGCGTGACATCCCAGACAAGAAGTGGACTAGCGAACTCAAGGCTTATAAGGACGCTAGAGCACAAGGTATCCAGCCAGCAGGCACGACTCGTGCCCACGTTGAGCAGGCATACGTAGCGTCTGAGACATTGGGTAAAGCGTATGACGCTGACTCAATGCCAAAGGCAAAAGACATCACAACCAAAGCGGTTGAGGTTATGAAAGAGATTGGTCAAATATAATGTGTGCAAAGTGCGGATGCGGTAAGAAAAAGGGCGAAAAGGGTTTCGGTATGGGACCTGCTAAGGCAACTAAGCCAATGATGGCTAAGAAGCCAGTGGCAAAGAAAGCGCCTAAGAAGTAATGATGAACGAGAAGGCACCTAAGGGTGGCAAGACTCGCATATCACCATTGAATACTCACCTTCGTGAGATGCAGGCAGAAGCAATGAAGCGTGCACAAGAGAAAAAGATTCAGCGCCAGATGGAGCAGAACCACCTCAAGGGTGGAAATGTCTGGCACAACGGATACACAGACTAATCGAAAGAGGAAACAATATGGCAATGAATGAGAACTCACCAGTTACACGCAGAGATATGCGCCAGATGAATGAGCAGATGAAGAGCGCTCCACGCAGCAGCGCAGGAATCACTGGCAAGCCTGGCAAGAATGTTGCACCTCTTTACAGTGCATCAGTTAAGCCAATCGAAACTCTTCCTCGTAAGGTGGAAAAGAAGACTACAGGTTTTGGTACAAAGTAATCTGAATCGAGGCTACAAATGCAAGACCCAAGATTAAAGCGGGCGGGAGTCTCTGGCTTCAATAAGCCAAAGGCTACCCCCAATCATCCAACTAAGTCACACGTTGTTGTAGCAAAGGTTGGAACTGAGGTCAAGACTATTCGTTTTGGCCAGCAAGGAGTCAAAGGTTCACCTGATGGCTCGGCGCGTAATAAAGCCTTTAAGGCTCGACACGCAGGAAACATTGCAAAGGGTAAGATGAGCGCTGCCTATTGGGCAGACAAAGTTAAGTGGTAAGAAAGTAGGGGACAATGCAAGAGACAGTATCAATCGCCTGGTGCGATAACGGAATGGTAGATGGCAAGTTTATGCAGGGCGTCACAGATGTGATGCTCAAGTCAGGGGTTGAATTTGCCACTACCCTCCGTAGTGCAGGAAATCAAATCGCACGTCAGCGTGACAAGGTTATCAATTACTGGTACGACAACAACAAGTCTGATTGGCTCTTCTGGGTCGACTCAGATGTAGTAGTAAGCCCAGATACATTTAACCTTCTTTGGGAGAGCAAGGATGCTACAGAGCGTCCGATTGTTAGCGGTGTCTACTTCACAACTGACCAGCCTGAAGAACCGCTTATGACTCCGCTACCAACATTGTTTAACTTTGTTGAGGCAGAAGACACAGTGGGAGTTGCTCGCATTCATCCAATGCCAGTCAACGAACTAATTAAGATTGGTGCAGCAGGAATGGGATTCGTCCTAATGCACCGCAGTGTCGTAGAAAAGATTCGAGAAGCAGCACCAGGTGCGCCAATCTTCTCAGATATTGGACACGGCAAGAACTTCCTAGGCGAGGACATCTACTTCTTCGCACTATGCGACAAGGCTGATATCCCAGTCTACGCACACACTGGAGCGACTGCTCCGCACATTAAGAGATTCTCTTTCGATGAACACTACTACAACGCATTCTTTGGCGGTGTTCGAGAAGAGCAGAAGAAGTCAAATTTAATCGTACCGAAGCAAGGTTTGATTACACCAACGAAGGGCTAAACAATGGCACTAGGCAAAGCGGGCAGCAGTCTGACAGCAGAGTTGAATAGGCTTGCTGGCATCACTAACGTTGCACAATATTTAGATGAACAAGGGGCTGCTAACCGCTGGGCTGGAACCACGGGTTTGTCAACTGTAGGTGCACTTAATATTAAGGCGCAAGCAGGACGAACTCGTGACAAGTTTAAGGACATCGATGGTATCTGTAATGAACTTGCTGGAAGCACTGGTCTTGCAGCACCTGCTGCACTAAGGAGCATCAACGCCTAATGACAACTACACTATCAAACTTGATGGATGAGATTCTCATCAACCTTGCAGGATACACATTCCAGCAAGACCGAGCAACTCACCTTACTTCTGCTGTTACCACAACAACATCTACTAGCGCATCTCCTTTAATCCTGGGCCTTGGCTCTACTGATTCAGTGGGCAAAGGAATTGTAGAGATTGATGAGGAGTTGCTTTGGGTTGACTCATTTGACCGCGTTGCCAACACTGCAACCGTCTCACCTTATGGTCGTGGCTACCTTGGTACTACAGCGGCAACACATAGTGCTGATGCTAAAGTAACTATCTCGCCAACTTTTCCGCGTCACGCAGTAAAGCGTGCAATCAACGATACTATTCGTTCTCTTGGCTCAAGCATCTTCTCGGTCAAGTCAACAACATTTACTTACAACTCAGCAATTAGCACGTACGCATTTGCTAACCTGAATATCAAGAATATCTTGACACTATCCTGGCAGAGCATTGGTCCATCTAAAGAATGGGTACCAATCCGCCACTGGGACTTTGACTCATCCGCTAATGCAGAAGCATTTGGATATACAACAGGAACTGACCAGGTTCAGACAATCACACTTGGCGAAGCGCCACAGCCAGGACGTACAGTAAAGGTTATCTATGCAACTGACCCTGAAGCCTTTACAACTAACTCTCAAGACTATGCAACACAGACAGGATTGCCTGAGTCGACAAAGGATGTAGTAGTTCTTGGCGCAGCCTATCGCCTGCTCTCATTCCTTGACCCAGCACGTGCATCACAAGTCAGCCCACAGGCTGATGAGACAGACTCTAAGCGTCCATACGGCGCATCTCAGTCTGCAACTAAGCAACTCTACGCACTTTACCAACAGCGTCTTAATGAAGAAGTTAAGGCACACCAGCAGAACTATCCACCTCGAGTTCACTTCTCCCGCCGATAAGGAACAGCAATGACAACATACAAATACTCATCTCGCTCACAGCAGACATCTCTGACTGCAGCACTTACATCAACTGCTACATCAGCAACCGTTGTATCTGGCTCGGCCCTACTTGGTGGTACAACAATTTCTACTGGAGAAAGATTCACAGTAGTAATCGACCCAGATACAGCCCTTGAAGAAATTGTAGATGTCACAGCCGTATCTACTAACACACTTATAATCCGTCGTGGTGTAGATGGCTCTGGTACAGAAGGAGTATCTGGCCAGGCACACTCTGCTGGCGCAGTAGTTCGTCATATGGTTATTGGCCGCGACTTGCGTGAAGCCAACCTGCACATTGAGGCCAACACTGCGGTCCACGGTCTTGCTTCTGGCGTCGCAGTAGTTGGAGATACAAAGGAACAGACTCTTACCAATAAGACAATCAACGCTGCGAACAATACCATCTCTGGTATTACATCAGCAATGATTACCGATGGCACACTTGTCAACGCAGACATCAACGCTTCGGCGGCTATTGCTTACA